CCTCGCCTGGGACAAAAGTCTCACCGTCCTTGGCATGAACCATGTAATTATCGCCGTAGCGGCCAAGCGTGGCCATGCCGGTGGCAAGCGCCTTGACTGAAGGCTCTCCATTAAATTTTGGCGATGAATATGACATTAAAGCACCTCTAGCCTAAGTATAATCACGTTACTTCTAAAAAGCTACCGACGACATGTAACCTGTTTGCGTTTGCCGCAGTTACCTTCAGTATTTCGGATTCCTGAACAACCAAAGGCTGCGTCAAAAGCTCAAGTGTTCCATTGGCAGCCGTCGCCTTCACATTATAAACCACAAACACCGCAGCGGCGGCATCCGTTATAGTTACCGTGATAGTAGAGGTTGAGCCACTATCATCCGCCACTAATAAAGACTTAAAAATAGCCGTCGTCGCAGCGGGAGCCGTATACAAAGTTGTCACGCCTGTGCTGGTCAGGTCAACCTTGGCATTTTTATAAAAACTCGCCATTTCAACCTATAAACCAAGTTAAAGCGCCGTTCTCGTCCTTGCCTTCCACCCTGGAAGGAAACTCCGTTCCAGAAAGGGCCATCTCAATATCTCTGAAAGTCCTTTGAAAAATATCCGAATCATACTCTGTAGGAGCATCCGGGAAACTGTGATCCAGCAATCTAGCCATTAGGTTCTCCCATCCGGACGGAGATCAATGCGAAGATCGCCCGTGGTCCACGCTATATCCGTCTCGCTGCTCTCAATACGTATCACGGCTTGTCGTGATCGAGCCCGCGTGAAGGACTGCTGCGTAGTGGCACTGACCGAATTAGTGGAGTTAGTCGCCAAAGAATCGCCGGGGTAATTTCGCGTCTTTAGGACATAGTTAACGGTGGATCCAGCGCCTGTAATATCTATGTCTGGGATAATCCGGCTGATGAACATAAAATTATTCCCGTCACCAAGGTCAAAATCGGACGATTCAATGTAAGACGCCATGGCAGCGCCATCATCGTTCTCACCACTTTCGTGAACATATACAGCGTTGTCGCTGCCCGATAGCCCACACCCACGTGGACGATTGAAAATATTATGATCAACCCATGCCGTGCGGCTTAGCAATCCGATATCCCACGTGTTTTCCGTGTAATTAAACTTAACGTACCTGTCTATCTCTGTTGCGTCCGCAGAAACATAAAACCAGATAACCTCATCGAATATCTTATTTGATGCCGCAAAAAATTTATGCGACTGACTTAGATTAACGTCGTCAAACAAATATCTCAGAACCGTGCATGGGATCACTTGGACACGACCTGTGTAAACATAGAAGTTTTCCGTATCCATCCAGAATATCTTATCGCCCACAGCCACAACGGAATTTGGACTTATGGCGGATACGTTGCTGCCAACTAGCGAAAACCCAAAAGTAAACGGGGGTCCGGTAAAGCGCATTGAATGTAAATTGGCGTCCGTCCAGATAAGTATTTCTTGTCGCGCTTTCACAGCGGCGATAATCTCTGAGCCTGATGACAGACGCTGACCCCCGGCTGTGTTGGTAGCGGAAGGGGTCCAGTCGAAGGGGCTTTCCTGATCAGACCACCTGACTTGCAGCAAATCTTGGGCCGTTTCAGATAATGGATTGCATCCGAAGCATATTACATGGCGGTCTCTAGTGGAGACCATCATACCTCGCGTTATGGTCGGGGCATCAGACGCGCCGGTCTGCGAAGCAAAATCCGTGGCCCTATTTCCTACCCCTAATGTTTTGTCCCAGTAGTACGGAGTTCCGTCGTAGACGTTGAACATCAGGTCTTCGCCCCAATTATCTTGAGCGTACAGACGTATGTTAGACCCCGTTACAGCAGCCGTGCTGGAGGAGTCTCCCCACCCTACAAAGTCACTTGCCTCTTTAACAGTTGCGCCATCGTCATGCGCCACGGCTAACGTGCCGCGTACCCCTCTAACAACACCTGCATTAATGGTGTGAGTGCTTTTCCCCGTATACTGGATTAACTCGCTATCTATAAGAACAATGCCTACAAAAGTTATGGCCGCTCCGCTGGAAGACGTGGCCGCAGTAGTGCCGTCCGTTGCTCGCGATAGATCGCCAAACACGTTACCAACATTTGTACCGTAACGTATTTTCTCGCTTCCAATCAGAATGGTGCCTCTGTCTGGAAACGAACTGGTATCCGCTGCTAGAATAGAGGAGCTTAAAATGGTTAAGTTTGCTCCGGTGGTGGTAGCAACCGTCAAGAACGAAGACGCATCGGTAAGCGTGAAGGATGTAACCGACGCATCAATACCGCCGCTGTCGTTTAGTGTTGTTTGTGCATACCCTACGCTCAGTCCGCCCCAAAGACCTGCTCCAAAACCCGTCCCTGATACAGCGACGTTAAGACCTGTGTTGATCTGATACGTCGCAATAACTGCGGACCCGCCGCCAGTAGTTGTTCCGGAACCCGCCGTTCCAGCGGTGTCTACGGTGTAGCTATTGGAATCTACAACCGTCAACTGGTGTTCCACATTAATCTGCGCGGCGGTGATACCGTTTGTTGTAGTGGCTCCGCTAAAAATTACAAAATCCCCTGTAACCGCTCCATGAGAATTGGCCGTTACTGTAATTACGGAGGTTCCTACTGCGCCCGTTGTTATCGGGTCCGCTCCAAGTGTAGTAGTGGTTCGTATAGGCGTTATGTCGTTATAAATGCCGCCTTGCTCAATATAGAACTTGTCTTCTGTCCCAAGGCCCATGTATTTGGACCCATCAAGCGCGGCCCATGTATGTAAAGAACGGCCCGTGCCTTCTATGGTCCCGCTGCTCAACTTCTCCCATCCGCCCATCTTCTCAGGGCGACCTTTGCGAAACCGGATCAGGTTTGAATCAAACCATCCAGGAATGTCTTGTACATCGAGGCCATATGAAGTGGTTTCTTTGTTCACTCCAGGGCGGAAGTTTATCTTAGCTAAAGGCATTATTCATAAACCCGTGTCATACTAAGGCCGGACCCGTAAACCAGTTAACTATAGAATATCGCACTCCGGATTCTACGGGTGACACTCTATGATATAGAAAAGAGGGGAAAACTAAAATAGACCCCTTTTTTGTAGGAATTTCTTCCAGGTCGGCATCTCGGAACTCAAACACACCCCCAGTATAATCTGAAGGGTCGGAAAGAAGAACAACCAAGCTAAGTTTCCGCATGTCCTTTTGATGATAACTTGAATCCTCGTGGAAGTCATAGAAAAAATCCTTGTCATACACCGTAAACTGCGGGTCTTGCTGGTGGTTTATCTTAAAATCCCAGCCGGAGTTCTCATTAGCCTTTTCCACGTACCCAGATAAAACATGAAATAGCCACGCATCTTGATCTTCTTGGAAAAACCCAACCCTGGTTTTTCGGACATCTTCGTCCACAGCGCCCTCTTTATCGTCTCCTACTAATGCTTCTAGTTGAGACAACTCCAGACCTCTTTCAATAATGGCATTACATACAAGGTCCGGAATTTCCGCGTCCCAATGCCAAAACATATTCTCCCGTTTAAGCATAAGGGCTCTTCTGAGGTCGGTCAGCGCGACACTCAGCCCAATATTGTAACGAATACCTTTCCTGCTTTGTTGGTGTGACCTTATGAGTGGCCTTGCACGGAAAGAGTATTAGAAAATCATCCTCAAATGGATATGTTTTTGTTTTCATAGCATCGTTCTCTATGCCAATTTCGCCCAAAACAAAAGCGCCGCCTTCCTGTGGTTCATCATCCATCGAGAAGATATAGCTGGCTGCACACAAACTCCATTGGTCAAAGTGCCAATTCATCTCCCCTCCTGCCGCATAACGAGATAGAAGAATCTCACTGCTGTTTGTAAAATTGTAACTCTGGAACAGCATATCCCCCGTTTCCCTAAACGCTGCCCTTAGTTTTAGGGTCCATATTTGGGATTCAAATAGGGATAAGCATGAATCGTCCAAAGCGGGGTTTTCTTCAAAAAAGGGATACGCCCAGACGCCCTTTTTGCCGTCCTCATCGTGTGACCTGTCTACTCCGTCAGGGTCTTGTTGGTAAACCTTTCCGATATGAGGCAGTAACGGCTTCAGACCGTCTAGAATCTTCTCCTTCAGAGCATCTCCCAAGAAGTTCCTGACGACTATGTGGACACATGGGTCTCGGTATATGGTTGCATCAGGCATTAATTAGGATGTTATCCCAAACAGTAACTTTATCAAAAGTTGCCGAGGCGACAACCACCGCCCTCCTATCAATTACGTCCAAGGGGGCCATAGTTTCCGCACAAGCTACGTCAATGTGACACACACTTCCGTGAGCGTTCTTTATATTATTGAAAATCTTACGTCTGAGTTCTTTTACGGGAGGATACGAGGTCAACTCAGCTACCTCTTGAAGAGATTTGTAAACAGACAACGCTCTTTCACGTTGGACCTTCGTCAGAAAAGCGTTTCTTGAACTGAAAGCCAAACCATCGGGGTCTCTAGCCGTAGGGGCTATTACTACTTTTATGGGAAGTCCTAACCTATTGATAAGAGATTTTAGCGCAACATTTTGATATAAATCCTTCTCCCCCAACAAGATTGCATCCGGCATTGAGACTTTAAACATTGAATGAAAAGCCGAAATAAATTTCAAGCATCCCGGAGGGAAGGTAGGATGCTCCGCCTTGACCATGCTATAATCTAAAGTAGGCGTATCCAAAAATAGCTTTTCCATTGAAGGAATGAAAAGCACATCTACCTTGTTTAGAACACATATTTCCTTGTCTTTTTCGAGAGTAGTCTTTTTGTATATTCCTAATCGTTTCTCATACTCTTTGGGAGAACAATTAGCATAATTGTCACTGTGGCAAATATCTAACAGCACTACATCGAAGTTTTCTTTAGCTATCTTAACCAAAGACATGTGTCCATCGTGCAAGAAAGAATCCGTGCCTACATATCCGACAGTCCTCCCATTCTTTTTTAGTTTCTGAGAATACTCTCGCATCTCAGAAACAGACTCAATGATCTTCATTATCGAAAAATATTGACAGAGTAAAACGGAAATTCGGAGCTATCCGAGAACTTGGCCGCACTGCATGTGGATGGTTTCCGTCAAAAAAGGCCACTCGTCCTGGGCGGTAAGAAACGGCGGCTGATATCTCCTGTCCGCCCTCATCGTAGAAAAGAGTTTCTCCATACCACTCCGTATTCCACTCTAAATTGACATAATATAGTAGTACATCACGATGAGGCTTCGAGTCTGTGTGAGGCCAATGGACCGTGCTGAACTGATCACAGTTTACGACCACTAGCGAGGGTTCACGGCCCTTGATCAACCCCCGCAATTCTTCAGCGTTTGCGTTATCGGATGCTCCTATATCTTTTAGAATACCCAAATTCTGAACATCTTCAGAACTGTAGGTGCTGAAGAAATAAAGCTCATACAGGGTTTCAATTGAGCTTTGGTCAGGCCACCCTATTTTATAATTACTGTCTTTAATAAATTGATAATAATATTGTCTTTCTTTGAATAGAAAAACATCGTCAAAAACCTTTATCACAATAACCCGTCCGAACTCATTTCGGGCTTATTAGGATATTATCCGAAAGATATACTCCACTGCCAAAATTTGTTGCCACAGCAAAGACCACTTCTTTATCAACTACTGACACAGGCTCTCCTGTCGTTGCGTCACACACATCCGCATACCATGTTTGGCCTCCGGCATTCTTTATAGCTGAAATAAAATACTTTTTAATTTCTTTGACCGAAGGATAAGAAGACCACTCTGATATCTCCTTTAAAGTCTCCGGCATAGAAAGTGCTTTCCCGCGCTCTGCCTTAGTTAACTGTGAATTACGAGAACTAAAAGGAAGACCGTCAGAGTCTCTAACCAAGGGTGTACCTACAACCTCTATAGGAAGATTTAATGCAGAAATTATTCCTTTGAATACTATCAGTTGATGAAAATCTTTTTTCCCAGCAACATCGAAAGTAGGCTGCATTTCTTTCATTAGATGCGTCCACTCTCGGATGGTGTTTGCATGGCACCTAATTGAACTATTTATTATTTCTTTTAAGAAAGGTGGCACAAAATCAAAAGTCTCTTGCCGGTTCCATGTTTCGTCAGGTATGTGGGAAACAGCATCAACACCCCTAGACTGACAAAATTCTTGGTCAGTTAAAAAGGTAGTCGCTTTATATTTATCTAAGAAGTCAGCATATTTCTTGGCAGAGTATTCTTGGTATTCTGGCATATGATCAATGGTGACAATTGTATTGTCAGCGCGAGCTTTAGCTACCTCTATTAAAGCAGCATGACCATCGTGAAAATCGCCATAGCTATCTATTGAAGCCAGAGTTTTCCCTTGGTCTTTCAACTGTTGGGAATATTGTTTCAACTCCTCAAGGGACTCTATGATTTTCATTGCGCTACAATCAGACCGTCTTCGTCTTCCGCGAACTCAACCGGTTGCGGAATCCACAGTTTGGTCTCTTGATCGTATTCCTGCTCATGGGTGCTTCCGATAATTTCGGAAACGCCAACGGGCGATTCATTGGGCCTGTTTTGGTGGTTCCAAGAGCCCCAATAAGTGCTTTGAACAACCCTTAGTATGGTTTCTTTGACCTCGGACGCCATGACTTTATTGTCGCCATCAACGGGGCATTCGAAGTGCATCAACTCTTCATTGTTGACTATTTTAGGGTCGTCGGTTTTTACGACAACCGCCAAATTTTTTGTTTCTACATTGTAGTCCAGTATCTTATATGAAAATTTAGGCATTACTTTTTTTCCCACAATTTATCTCGATATAAACTAAACATAGAGGATCTTTTGTCTCTAGTGCGTGCCAGCAAGCGCATTTCTTTTTTCCCTAACGCTGATATGTGGGCATTTCTCTCCAGCCCTCTTTTAAACGGTATCACTTGCATTAAAGGATGCCCTGATTTTAACTCTACGTTGCCCTGATCAGTTTTCAAAAAACCTGGAAAGTTTACTATCTCAAAATATTTGTCTGTCTCAACTATCCCAGACATTAACTCTAACTGATCATCCGGCCTATTTAAAGGTGCGACAAATAAGCTGGACCATCCCGGAGGAGTTCTAACTAACCATTGGTTTAATAGTTTAATCGGAACTCTAGGCGCTTTGGGATGTGTTTCTATTTGAGCTACGGAATGTGTCGCCACAACATCCAAGAAAAACTCCGACTGCCAAGATACCCCCGCGCCGTCGTCCTGAACCACAAAATTCACGTCCGCTGCCAACGGTAGTATCCAACCCGTACATAAAGCATCTAAAAATGGCGGGCATCTTTTTAAGGTCGAAAAGTTAAATCCTTTTTCATCTTTGTGCGTAGAGCCCAGCTTTTTATACCAACCGGGCATGTGCTTTCGTGCTTCAAAGGGCTCTGGAATTATACCTTTACACCGTTCGTCGCAGAAAAACTCGACCTTTGTCTTACCCATCATCTCAGTAGTTACTGTACTGAACGACTACTTGTCCGCTGTTAGACCCTACCGTTACGCTATAGTTGGTTCCGCCCGTGACGCCATCAGTAGCAACATGGGTGTTTGTGGCATTTGTTCCAG